TTACACCGTGGATGTCGTCGGTTCGATCCCGGCAGGGCCCACACCACCATCGTTCGTCTCGCCGAAGAGATATCCCACGGGAACGCGGAAGTAGTTCGCCGTGATGTAAATCTCATCCGACGCCCACCCGCGCTCGCCGCGCAGCCGGCGCCCGAGGCCGCTCGGGTCGATGCCGACGCGCGGAGCGAGCTCGCGCGCTGAGACCTTGCGGTCCCACATCAGCTGGTGAACCCGGCGCCCGATGGCCTGATCCATGGTGAGCGTTTCGACGTGTGCCTGCGCTTCTGACATGCGGCGATATTAGCCGCCAACGTCTCAAACCGTCAAGTAGTGGTTGAAACCACCGCGACGAGACGCCACGGCCATAGTGTGCGGATTCGTTTGACAATGGCTGATTCAGCATCTAACGTCTCCCAGCATGCGGAATGAACCGGAAGTGGCTGAATCAGCCCTTGTCTCGCCAGCCTGGGTCGAGAACAAGCTCGGCATCAGCCGCCAGACGCGACTGCACCTCGAAACGCAGGGCGTCCTGAACGTGGTCCGGCTCACCCCGACCTCGCACCGCCGCTACCGCAGGGACGAAGTCGCTGCCCTCGCGGTCCCCCAGACCGTCGACGTGCCCCCCACGGTCGACGCCCCCAAGGTCGGGGAGGCGCCCCCCACTGCCTCCCCGACCGCCCCCCGCATCGAGCCGTGAGCCGTGACCATGGCCACGGCAGCAGCCCCCATCTATCGCCGCCTCCTCGCACGGTGGCCCCGGCACGGTGACCTCGACATCCGCGTCGACCTCGCAGACGGTCGCACGTGGATCCGCGCCGACCAGGTCGAGCAGCTCGCCGACATCCCCACCTGGTCGACCGGCGACACCCTCCTCGGCGACGAGGAAGTCCGCTCGATCGACCACGTCTGGTTCTACGACGTCGACGGTGCGATCGCGAAATGCGCCCACCACGGCACCGCGCTCGCCGGAGAGTTCGCCGACTGGCTCCGCACCTTCCTCGCCAACGTCGACGAGCGAGTACTCGAAGACGCGCACAAGGTCGTCCCTTTCACCGAAGCGCACACCGTCGCCCAGGCCGCTCGAGTACTCGACGGAGACCCCGCGATCACCATGGGTCGCGATCGCCTGTTCGCGCACCTCGAGCAGCTCGGCTGGATCGAGCGCTCCTCGGCCGCGCACGACTGGATCATCACCCGCGAGCCCCACGACCACGACTGGCTCACGCTCCGCGCGGTCAACGTCCCCGACGGCCTCGGCCTCCGCCGCTACCTGCAGATCCACGTGACCGCGGCGGGCCTCGACGAGATCCGCCGCACCCTCTACGCCCTCGGCCGCGGCGAACCCGCCGCAGCGCCCGCTCCGATCCCGCTGTTCTGACCGGAAAGAGACCGCCGCCATGACCACCACCACCAACCACGACGAAGACCGCGCCACCTGGCGTCACTGGGCGATCGCTCTCGTCGCGCTCGCAACCCTCAACATCGGCCTCCCCCTCCTCGTCGGCACCGTCGCCGGCGCCATCACCGGGAGCAACTGATGGGCCCCGGCGAGTTCTTCTACGGCACTCACACGCACGACACCATCCCCGCAGGCGCGGAGTTGGTCCCTGCTTCCGCGCAGCACACCAACCCGGTCGACGTCGTCCTCGACCACACCCCCGCCCCCATCGGGCTCGTCATCGTCGCCGGCATCGCAGCCGTACCCGCCCTCATCGCCGCGGCCGCAGCGCTCACCATGGCCCTCGGAGGGACGCTGTGAGCCTCGACGACGATGTCGACGCACGCGGCACCCGTCGACGCCTGCAGGCGCTCGCCGCAATCGGCTGGTCGACCGCCAGCCTCAGCGACCTCATCGGCATCGAAGACGCGGAAATCTCTCGCTGGCTCGTCGACGAGCGCGTATCCCGCGCCGACCACGACGTCGTCGCCGCGCTCTACGACTGGATCAGCGACACCGCACCCGCGACAGACACGTTCGAGGCGCGGGTCGTGGTCGCCGCGACCATCGCCCGCGCGAGCCGCGCGGGCTACGCGCTGCCGATCGAGTGGGACGACATCGACACCGACGAGGGCCCCGCGCGCCCTGAGCCCACCGACGAGCTCGACCTGATCGCGATCGAGCTCGCGGTCAAGCAGGGCGCGCGCGTGCGTCTCACGACCGCTGAGCGGCGCGAGGCCGTCCGCCAGCTGCACGAACGGCAGCTCAGCGACCGGGAGATCTCCCAGATGCTCGGATGCGCGGACAAGACCGTCATGCTCGACCGGCACGCCATGGGCCTTCCCCCCGTCGTGGCCGGCGGTCGCCCGCACGCGGGCCAGAAGAACGTCGCATGAGCCTCGTCGAGCTCGCCACCTCATCCGGCGCCGGAGTGCGCTGGCTGGTGTTCTCAGCGCCCATCCGAGCCCCTCGCCCGGGTGAGACCCGCCGCGACGTCCGCCGCTGGTTCAGCCGCGCCTACCTCGCCGACACCGCCGGGGTAAACCGCGTCTTCCTCGAGGACGCGCACCAGGCCTCCACCCTCGCCGCAGCGCACCTGCGCTCCCGCAACGAATGCCGCCGCTTCTACCGGAAAACGACCACGCGATGACCCGCCGCCCCACCGACAAGCCGAACCGGATCCGCAACCAGTTCGGCACGTTCGCGCAGATCCCCTCCGACCTCGTCAAGGACCCCGCGATCAGCGACCGCGCCATCCGCGTCTACGCGCTCCTGTGGACGTACAGCAGCGAGCGAGACCGTGATGCGTTCCCCTCGCGCTCGCAGATGGCCGACGACCTCGAGGTGTCCACCGCGACCATCGACCGCGGCGTGGGCGAGCTCGTGCGTCGAGGAGCCATCACGGTCGAGGAGGTCTTCGACGGGCCGCGTCAGACGAGCAACCTGTACACGATCGTCGCGCCCCTGCCGCCACGCTCCGAGGACTCGGAAGTTATCCACAGGGGCCGCAAATTTGCAGCCCGGGGGGCCTCAAATTTGAAGCCCTCGGGGGCCTCAAATTTGCAGCCCCAAGAACAAGAACCAGAAGAACAAGAGATTTATGGTCCGGTCCCCCAGGTAACCACCGACGCGACGAGCAACTTTTCGGGGACCGGACCCAGGCCCACACCCGCACTCGTCTCGGCGACCTACGGTCACCCGCTGAATCACGCCGACGTCTTCGCCGCCGTCGGATCCTGGCTGCCCTCGACATTCGACGACGAGCAGCTCGGCCAGCTCGCTAACGAGATCATCGCTGCAGCGCGACCGGCGCGTGTGTTCGACCCGACCGGCTACGTCGTGAAGGCGATCCGCAACACCATCGCCGCCGACGAACGACGCCGCGGCCGGTGGCTGCTCCGGGCCGACGAGATCGCCAGCGAGGCGATCGCCATTCGCGAGCGGGCGGCGGGATTCTGATGCTCGGCGACGACCGCGAGCCCACGCTGCTCGAGGAACGCTCCTGGATCCGTCCGGGCGCAACGACCTGGATCCTCCGCTTCGACTGGGACAAGAACCCGCTGCCGATGAACGGCTCCCGCGGCAAGAGCTTCTACGGCCGCGCCGCCAAGACGAAGCGGATCCGGCTGCGCTGCGCCTACCTCGCCGAGCAGCTCGCGCAGATCCCGCCCCTCGGCCGCATCGAAGCGCAGCTGACGCAGTGGGTAGCCGTGCGCCGCACGCGCGACCTCGACAACTTCGGCCAGCTCGAGAAGCCGATCTACGACGGACTCGTCGACGCGGGCCTCGTCGACGACGACAAGCCCGAGCTGATGGTCAAACCCCGCACCCAGATCCGCCACGTCGAGAACAGCGGCGGCATCCTCCACCTCCCGTGCTTCACGCTCCGCATCGCGCAGCTCGACGACGACGACGTGACCTCATGACCCTCGGCCTGTTCCGCAAGCCCGCCCCCGCGCGCCGCCCGGAACCCACCGACGAGCAGCTGCTCACGTTCGAAGCCGCCCACTCCCCCGGTGCGTACACCGGGCTCAAGGACGAAGCGATCCGCAAGGACCTCGGCATCCGCCCTGCCCGCTACTACCAGCTGCTCGGCCGGCTCATCTGGCTCGAGGAAGCCCTCGCCATCGACCCCATGCTCACCAACCGTCTGCGTCGCCTCGCCCGCGATCGCCAGATCGAACGCGACCGCCGCCACGGTCGTCGCTGACCACCACCGAAAGGACACCACCACCATGACCAGCCTCACCCTCCTCGAGGTAGACCCGCGCACCCTCGTCGTCATCGACCAGGTCCGCCACGACGCCACCCCCGACGACGCCCTCGTCGTCTCCGTCCGCGAACACGGGATCATCGAACCGCCCACCGTCGCCCGCACCGAAGACGACCAGCTCGTCATCGTCACCGGACACCGCCGCATCGGCGCCGCGATCCTCGCCGGCCTCGAGACCATCTCCGTCGTCGAACGCACGATCGCCGACGCCGGAGAACGCCTCGCGGTGCAGATCGTCGAGAACGAACGACGCCGCCAGCTCGACGTGCAGGAGGTCGCCGGCGGCTTCCAACAACTCACCGAGCTTTTCGGCCTCACCCCCGACGACATCGCCGCAGCCGTCGGCGAGACCCCCGACCGCGTCCGCGCCGGCCTCGCCGTCGCCAAGTCGAAGGACACCGCCAAAGCCATCACCGAACACCCCGCGATCGACCTCGAGCGCGCCGCGCTCATCGCCGAGTTCGACGGCCACCCCAAGCTGCAGCAGCAGCTCGTCGACGTCGCACTCGAACGCCCCCGCAACTTCGAGTACTCCGTCGAGCTCTACCGAAAGCAGGTCGCGCTCGAAGAGGAGATCGCCAAGCGCGTCGCCAACCTCAAGGCCAAGGGCACCACCGTCATCAAGGTCCGCGACTACGACTACTACCGCGGCGACAACGACAAGGGCACCGCCCTCGAAAACCTCACCGACCCCGACGGCAACAAGATCACCGTCACCGCCCACCGCAAGTGCCCCGGCCACGTCGCATGGCTCTCCGGCACCTGGTCGATCGACGCCCTCAAGACCAACTACGGCTGCTCCGACTGGCACGGCAACGGCCACCTCCGCCCCAACATCGTCGCCCGCGTCAAGACCGAAGACGAACTGCGCGCCGAACAGGAATACGCCGAGCTGCAGCAGCGCGTCGAAGCCAACCGCACCGCCCGCCGCCAGTGGATCCACGACCTGCTCCCCGGCAAGATCAACCAGCTCCCCGGCGTCTACGAGTACATGGCCGCAGCACTCCTCAACGCGAGCCAGTACTACGGCGCCGACCACCGCTACCCCCTCATCGCGCTCCCCCTTCTCGACGCCCCCGAGCAGAAGAACGACCGCGACGCGACTGCCGAGTACAACGAGCTCGCAGCGAGCAAGCGCGTCGCCCCGTTCCGGCTCATGCTCGCCACCGCGTTCGCCGTCCACGAGAACCGCTGCGCCCGCGCCTACGGCGAAGACGCCCCGATGATCGTCCAGCACTTCACGTTCCTCGAGAAGTGGGGCTACACCCTCAGCGACCTCGACACAGCATCCCGCGACGCCGCAGCCGACGCGCTCGCTGCGGCCGCGGAACGCCGCAAGACGTCCATCCTCCCGCGGACCGCAGATGCCGCGGCCGAGACCACCGACCAGGCCGAGGAGACCGACCAATGAGCACTCCCCACATCCCGATCAGCCGCCGACGCACCACCCTCGAACGCCGCCGCGCCGGCCTCATCGGCGCGCTGATCATCCTCACCGCGCTCGCCGCGGGGATCAGCTTTGCGATCGCATTCGGCGCGCTCCTCACCTGGCTCGCGAGCGTCTGATGGCCATGCCGATGTTCGAGCTGCCCGACGGTGTGCAGCACGGCACCCCCGAGGGATTCGCGGCCGGATGCCGCCTCGAGAAGCAGTGCCCCGCGCTGCACACCCACGGCATGTGCTGCCTCTACGCCCACGTGCGTTCCCAGACCGACCCCCGCTACTACAAGGCGAAGGTCCGCGACCCCCGCCCCGCAGCGATCGCCATGCGTCTCGGCATCCGCCCGCCCAAGCCCACTGCCGCGGCCGAGCAGGAAGCCATCGACGCGGAGTTCGCGCAGCGCCCCGCCGACTACCGGTGGAAAAAGCGCTACGACCGCCACGTCAATCAGCCCACCGATCAACCACCGGTCAACAACCCCGATCCCACTGAGTCCGCGGCATCCGCGGCCGTCGACGAGCCCGCACCGGGATCCCCGTCAACGAAACCCGAGCCGGCACAGCCCCTTGCCGAGCAGTCCCAGGACCCCGAACCCCAGGAAGACGCCGGCGCTCCGGTGATCGAGGAAGAGACCCCGTCAGCAGGAACGTCGGGCGTCGAGGGCGAGGACATGGGGCACCCCACCACCACCGCCACCACCACCAGCGAGGAGCCCACCGTGACCACCACACCGACCGACGAGCGCACCGAGCTCGAGCGCCGATGCGCGGAGGCGATCGCCACCGCCACCGGCCGCAAGAAGATCCGCGACTGGGCTGCAGCGCAGGGCTTCGTCGTCGCCCGCAACGGCCGCATCCCCACCCTGTTCGTCCGCTCGTTCGTCCTCGACCAGCACCCCGAGCTCGCCGATCAGGTCGACACCGACATCGAGGCCACCCACCCGAGTACTCCGACCCCCACGCCCGACGTCGAGCCCGCCGATGGCCCGCCGATCCGCGACACGGATCCCGTCGACGAGACCCCCTCGGCCGAGGACGAGGCACCCGAGCCCTCCGAGCAGACCCTCGACACCGTCGGCATCTTCGTCCCCGCCCAGCCGGCAGATCTCGTCGTCGACGTGGACGTCACCGTCCCGCCGATCTTCGCCGAGGAACCGGACGAGGAGATCACCGAGGGCGAGGTCCTCGCATCCGAGTTCCGCCCCGACTGGGCCGGCGTCACCATCCCGGCCGACGTGCGCGCGGCCCGAGCGATCGCCGCCCGCCTCGAGGAAGAGAACGCACGCCTCACCGCTGAGTACGAGCGGCTCACGACCAACCAGAACCGGCTCATGCAGCAGCTCCGCGAAGCCAAGGACCGAGAGCTCGCCCTCCGCGACGCAGCCGACCAGGAAGACGACGTCGACCTGCGCACCGCACGGGATCTCGCACTCCGCGCCCTGTCGGCCGAGGAGACCCTCCGCCAGACCGACAACGACAGTCACCACGCGGTCATCGACGGCCTCAACCGCAAGCTGCACTCCGTCGAGCGTCTCGTCGCGTCCTACAGCGGCCTCATCATCGGCCAGGCCGCCGAGATGACCGCACTCACCACCGCCAACCGTGAGCTCCGCGAGCAGCTCGCCAAGCCGTTCTGGCGCCGCCGCCGATGACCCGCCGCAAGACACCCCGCACCGACGACGTGAACCTCGACGCGCTCGCCGAGGAGATCCACGCCCACCAGGAGAAGCGCGCTCTCGGCGCCGTGCGGGCAACCGCCGGCGCCGGGGCCGACGCCCCCACCGACCCGACCCCCGCCGAGCTGCTCCACACGATCCGCTGGGACGTGTACCGCCTCGCCCTCACCACCGAACACGCCCCCACCCGCGGCACCGGACCCGACAGCTCAGAACGTCGACGCCGCATCACCCGCGTCCCCCTGCTCACCGAGCTCCGCGACGCGATCCGACCCGACCAGGGAGGCAACGACCGCGGCCGCGGCTCATCCGGCTCCCGAGCAGCCGTCGACCTCGACGCCCTCGAGCTCTACGACGGAATCGCCGAGACCATCCGCACCATGCACGAGGGCATCACCGGCCGCACCCCGCACGGAACCCCCGAGCAGCTGCTCATCGAGTGGTTCCACGACCTCGAGCGCGACTACCGCAGCAACCACCTAACCCCGCTCATCCTCAGCACCTACGCCGAACGACTCACCCGCACCCGACGCACCATCGAGAACCACTTCGACCCGCCCCGCGTCCTCGAGGTCGCGATCTGCCCCTCCTGCGGCTATACCCACCTCCTCCGCCTCGACGCCGGCGACGTCGTCCAGCAGAAGTGCGTGCAGCTGCAGCTCTGGCCCGACTCCCGAGCCGCCAAAGCCGAATGCCGCAACTGCGGAGCCACCTGGACCGGCCGCGTCGCACCCGACGGCACCCCCATGGGCGGCATCGCCCGCCTCTACGAAGCCATCGACCACAACGTCGACGAGTGGGGCCCGATCGACTTCGTCCTCGCACCCCTCAAGGAGCACACCGAACCATGACCACATTCGTCCTCATCGCCACCAACCCCGGCGAAGCCATCACCCACGCGGGCCCCGGCTGCACCGACGTCATCTTCACCGACAGCGCTCGCCGCGGCCGCGGCAAGATCTACGCCGCCGACGAGATCCGCGTCACCGAGACCGCCCTCGACGACGAGCACTTCCCCGAGATCATGGCCGCGATCACCGACGCGATCGTCCCGCCCAACCCCACCGTCGTCCCCCTCTTCCCCGGCCTCATCCACAAGGTCCCCCGCGGCGAGGAAGGAGACACCCCGTGCTGCCGCCGCCCCGTGCTCGAGCTCCCCGTTATGGACCGTCTCGTCCAGGCCGACGCCCTCGTCACCTGCGGCCGCTACTCCGCCCGCATCGAACAGCTCACCGGCCTCCGCCTCGACCCGTGGCAGCGGGCGATCGTCGACCGCATCGTCGCATCCGCCGGCACCGCCACCGACCCCGCCTGGGATGCCCGCCTCACCGCCCACGACCGCACCAACGCCACCTGCGTCTGCACCGAGCCCATCGAACGCGTCGAGAACCCCTTCGGCGGATCCCGCTGGGTGCACGTCGGACGCAGCCGCGGCCGCAACCACGAACCTCAGCCGGCCTGACCCACCCACAACGAAGGAAACCACCATGGACACCCCCGCCCACCCCTACGCCGACACCACCCTCGACACCGACCTCATCGCCGACGTCCTCGAGGCCGTCAAGCGCACCCGCATCGGCCTCGAAACCCTCGTCGACGACCAGCGCGACTTCCCCAACATCCACCGCGAGCTCCGCCACCTTGTCGGCGAATCCCCCACCGACGACGTCCTCGCACTCCCCGACCCCGCCGGCGATCTCTACGACATCATCGATCACCTCCTCGCCGACTACGAAGCCGCCCTCACCCGACTCCACGCGCTCGCCGCGGCGCCGGCCGACCCCGCCCGCGAGTACGAGCGTCTGCTCCGAGCTGCCGAGAAGGAGCTCGAGGCGCGCAACATGCACAGCGACACGGCGCCCGCTCGCGCCGAGACCCTCGCCAAGATCGCCGACCGGTGGCTCTCGGAGGCCCTCGTGAACGCCCAAACCCGAAGCAAGCGCGCCGACGGGTCCGTGACGCACTTCGGAAGCCCCCAGGCATCCCCCGGCACCGCATCGATCGAGCAGAACTGGCGCACCGAGATCGCCGCCCAGGTCCGCCGCCACTGCACACCCTCGTCCCACGCGTACGCCAAGGGCGGCGACGTGCTCATCGCGGCGGTGGCCGACTGGATCGAGAACCCGCCCGCATGGCTCCCCAGCGCCCGCCCCGCCGTCGGCGGCATCACCGGCCCCCTCAACACCGCCCCCGCCCGCCACAGCCTCGCGGAGCGCCTCGCCGACGTCGGCGCGGTCATGAAGTACTTCGCGGCGCGACTGGTCGAGGTGATCGTCGTGGTGGACGCCAAGGGCGCGCTGTACCTCGTCAGCGACAACGAAGACGCCCCCTTTTACGTCGGCATCCCCCAGGCCGAAGACGAGGACGGCACCACCGTCGACCCGAACAAGGGCCGCCTCGACCGCACCCCCGACGGCCGCGGCCTCCCCGTCTTCCCCCTCGTCGTCATCGGCGCCGGCCACGGAGCCTCCTACCCCCAGCCCTGATAGCCCCCGTGGGGGCGATCGCCGGAACAGCCAGCTACGCGACCGTCCCCACGGGACCACCCACCACCACCACCACCCAGGAGCCTCAGATGGACCAGAACACCGCCCACGCCCTCATGAAGCGCAACGTCGACAACCTCAATACCGGCGCCGCCCACGGCCGCGCCCTCGTCCAAGCCATGCTCGACGCCGATCAAGAACGCTGCAGCGAGCTCACCGAGGCGTTCCTGCAGTTCCTCCGCGCCCTCGACGACGATGCCCGCGAACAGATGACCATGAACGCTTTCACCATGCTCGCCCAGGTCACCAGGAACCTCGAGGACCGACGACACAACGGCTGATGGAAGTCACCAACACCACTTGCGCCTGGTGCCACCACCCCGTTCGCCCCGGCACAAACCACGGCGAGACCGTCTACGACGACCGTCTCAGCGCTCCCGTCCCCAGGGGATAACCTTCGACGCATGGGATGGCTCGAATGGACAGGCTGGGGCGGAATCTCCGGCCTCGTGTCACTACTCGCTCTCGCCGCTGCGCTGGCTGTCACCTACATCGAAGTCCGCGCATGGTGGCTCTCACCTCGAAACGTCGATGTCGCCGCAGTCATCAGCCTCGTGGAGCAACAGCCGGCAGCAGACCAGCTCAAGTTCAGCTTCCGCGTCGTCGGCCCCCGCACGCTACACGAGGTGAAGGTCCGCCGCGTCGGAGGCAACAGCGGACCCGAACAACTCGGCGAAACGATCGCCGTATTCGAAACACGAGACGGCACATTCGAGCGAACCACGTGGTGGGCCGCAGGTGCACCACCCGTCTACTTCATCGTCACCTGGTACGACCAGAACCGCTCAGGCCCCCGCATCCGGGCCCTTAGGTTTGCGTGGGGAGTCCGCGACGCAAAGATCGAGGAATGGAAGACCTTCCGCTGGCCGTTCTTCCGCAAACACTCGGGACGATGGATACCGGAGGAGTCACGAACCATCCGCGGCATGAAAGGAATTTTCATCCCGAGCGACGAAACCCCCAGCGAATTCCACCGACCTCACCAAGAGACGACACCCGCCGACCCGACCTGATCACACGAATGCCCCGCGCTCGCCGCGGCGCTATTCTGTGCTAACTTGTCCGTCGTGCGGTAGAAGTGTATCTACCGACAAGAACGCCCTGGAGCCTTTGGCCCGGGGCGTTTGTGGTCTCCAAGCCACCGCGCATTCCGCCGCGGTAGCGCCAGCCTGGCGGCCTGGCGCGGGCCCCTCGCGTCCTTCCGTGGTGGTGGTGGCGCGAGGGGCTCAACCTCCCGGCCGTCAACGAAGCCGGAGGGGGACCATGAACCTCTGCGAGCACGGCCACTCCTGGCCATCACCTCTTGCCGCTGCCGAGTGCCCCTGCATGCCCACGACCCCACCCGCCTCCGCATGAGCGAGATCCACCAAAGTAGGCAGCATCGAGCCGCCGTGCGCGAACTGCGTGCACGCGGTGAGGTGCAGCGTTGCTGGTCATGTGACACGGAGCTGCGTGCCTCGGCTCGCATGCCCGACAAGCGCACGATCACCCTCGGCCATTTCGTCGACGTTGACCTCGGCCTTGTCCCCAACCCGTACGACCCGGCGGCCTACGGCCCCCAATGTGGTCCGTGTAATTACGAAGGCGGGGCTAGGCGCACCAATGCCAAACGGCGCGGAGAGAGCGGCCGTGAGGTACGCGCCTCGTCCGACTGGGGCTGAGTTGCGCGCGACCGTGGTCCGGCTATCCCCCGATGAGCGCCGCGTCGAGAGACAGCAAAATAACCCCAACAATGCCTGATGTGATTAGGAGCCACTGCCGCCAGGCGTCAGTCGTGCCGAGCGCGGGACTGCGCATCTGTACCCGGGCACCGTGCTCCGCATAATCCACGCTGTCCCCCCGCCTGCCTCCACCCACCGACAAACGTCGCGCGCGATCCATCAGCCTCCGATAAGCCCGACCACCGATCGATCGTTGTCTTGCTTCGCCAATCAGGGCGTCGACGCTGGGACCAACACTGCGCCGGCGTTCCAGCTCCCGTGTTCGCGCCTGCCACTCGGCAAGAGCCCATATGGCGACCCCGAGCGAGACGGTCGATGGGATGAGAGCGGCGAGAAAGGCAAGCATGCACCAGAGGGTAGAGCCCACGGCCAGCTGGTGCGCGGGGATTCGAGGGCCGGCGCCCCCCCATTTTTTAGCAAATCGACGTTTGCGAATGACCGCGCCATGTTCTTTTTCTCTCTCTCCAGGTGGGAGGCGATCGCGTGACACGTGTGACACCGACACCGAAACACGGCACCCTGCAGCGCTACCGCCTCGAGCTCCGCGAGCAGAAAGCCGGCCGAGGCAAAGGCCCCTGCGATCGCTGCAAATCCGCGAACAATGAGCGCGCCCGGGCCGCTCGAGCGAACCGCAACGCAGGGCAGCGCCGAGCCCAGCTCAGCATCGTCGGCGATGTCACGCCCGAAGGTCACACGGATGCCGCTCCGGAAGACGACGAGCAGTTCGTCGATCCGCGCGAGCACACCTCCCGCGCTCGAGGCGGCAAGCCTCGTCACAAGGGCCAGATGGAGATCGCCGTCGAGAAGGACCTCGCGTCGATCGACGAGAACATGCGCGTGCCCTTCCACAACTCGCTGACCGTCCTGGCCCTCGAGACCGCGCGCGAGATCGACGAGCCCGCCACCGCCGCGACCGCCCGCCGCGACGCTCGCAAGCAGCTGTTCGATGTCCTCCGATCGCTGCGCACCCAGAAGGAGGGTGGCGATGACTCGGCGCTCACCGTCCTCCTCCAAGACCGCGGCTTTGGGACTCCCCTCGTACCTGGACGTCCCGCCTAGGTTCGGCACTCTCCGCAACTTCGACAACCCGACCTACGGCACCCGCAAGGCCCTCGTCGCGCAGCTGCTCGGAACCCCCTTCATCCCGTGGCAGCGTTACGTCGCTGACGTCCTCGGCGAGGTCGACCCGCGCACCGGGATCCGCGTCTACCGGCACGCTCTCGTCACTCTCATGCGCCAGGGCGGGAAGACCACGTGGGTCATCACCGAGAAGACGACGCGCGCGATCGACTGCGTCGACCCGCAGGTGATCCACTTCGCCGCGCAGGACGGCATCGAAGCCAAGAAGAAGTGGCTGAACCACGCGAAGGTCATCAAGCGCAGCCCCCTCGGCCGTCGACTCATCGACGGAACCCCCACGACGTCGAACGGCAAAGAGATCCTCGAGTGGGACAACGGCTCGAGTGAGATACCGCTCTCAGGCGCCGAGGGATCCGGGCACGGCGACTCCGTGAACCTCGGCGTCATCACCGAGGCTTTCGCGCACAAGGACTCGCGCTACATCGACACGATCAGCCCAGCCATGAACCGCGACCCCAACGCGCAGCTGCTCATCGAGTCCACCCAGGGCACCGCCGAGTCGATCTACCTCAACGAGCTCACCGCCGAATACACGGCCCGCGAGCTCGCCGACCCCGCCGAACTGCGCGCCGGCCGCATCGCTTACTTCAACTGGTCGTTCGCAGATGACGACGACATCGGCGCCGAAAGCACCTGGCGTCGCCGGATGCCGCAGCTCGGCCACCTCCTCCGCCTCGAGGAAGTTCAGAGCGCCTGGCAGAACGCGACCACGCCCAAGAAGGTCAGAGCCTTCAAGCGCGGCTACGGCAACATGGCCGACCTCGGCGCCGGCGAGTTGTCCGTCTTCGACGAAGAGTCCTGGGAACGCTCCGGGACCGGCGACGCTCTCGTTGGAGCTCGCGCACTCACCATCGACGTCACGCCCGACCGGTCCTGGGCCAGCATCGCGTGGGCGGGCCTCAACAGCAGCGGTCGGCAACAGTCCGAGCTCGTCGAGCACGAGCGATCGACGCACTGGCTCGTCGCCAAGGTGGGCGAGATCCTCGACCGTAACCCGCGGATGCCGCGCCGCGTCTACTGCGCGCCCGGCGGCCAGGCCGCACTCATGGCCGACAAGTTCGAGCGCGCCGGAATCGCCCTGATCGTTCTGTCGCGTGCTGAGTACGCCGCCGCGTGCGCGTCCTACTACGACGGGATCACCGACGAGGACGGCGCGACCATCGAGCACGTCAGCGAGTGGCAGACGCCCCTCGATGTCGCTGTCGGCGGCGCCGTGTGGACCAAGGGCGAGGCGCGCGTCTGGGACTCCCTCCGCGCCACCACCATCCTCTGCCCCCTCGTCGCCGTGTCCATCGCTCCCTGGGCGTTCCAGATCGAGCAGGACCGCGAAGCCGACGACTACGACATCGAAGATTCCATCGCCTAGGAGGCTCCACGTGAGTCAGTACGTCCCCGACCTGCTCATCCTCGCCGCCCTCGTCTGTCTCTCCATCGCGGTCGCGCTTCTCACCGCGCCGGCGTGGGGCTTCGCCACCGCTGGCATCGGACTCCTCGCTCTCGGTCTTCTCGTCGGCCTGCGCGGAGGTCGCGCGTGACCCGGCGCGGGAGTTTCATCTTCGGATCGGGCGGCAGCTCGTCGCGTGACAGCTCTATCGTGAACGGGCTTCTCCCCGCCCGCACATCGGGTTTCGGCGCCATGCGCCGGGTGACAGGCGACAACGCGATGCGACAGTCGGCGACGTGGGCCTCTCTCCGCCTCCGCGCCGACCTGATCTCGTCGTTCCCGATCGACACGTTCCGCAAGATCGACGGGATCCAGGTCGAGGTCCCGAAACCGCCCGTCATCGTCAACCCGTCCCCCGGGCACACGCTGACCATGCGCGAGTGGATGTACTCGTCGCAGATCGACCTCGATCGGTACGGGAACTGCTTCGGCATCATCCGCGAGGTCGACGCTCGCCAGAAACCCCGCCGCATCGAGCTCGTGGCCAACAGCGACGTCGTCGTCTCCTGCAACGACGACGTCGTCACGTACCGCATCAAGAACAAGACCTACTCGGCTGACGAGATCTGGCACGAGAAGCAGTACACGCTCCCGGGCCTGGTCGTCGGGCTCTCGCCCATCGCGTACGCAGCGTGGTCGCTGGGTCTCTGGCAGAGCGCAGCCGAGTTCGCGCACGAGTGGTTCGGCAACCACGGCATCATTCCGAACGCCCACCTGCGCAACAAGAACAAGACCCTCACCGACACCGAGGCGGACAAAGCCAAGGCGCGCTACAAGGTCGCGGTCGAGGGTGGCGACATCTTCGTCACCGGCAACGACTGGGAGTTCAACACCGTGCCGGCCGCGCTGGCGGATGCTCGGTTCCTCGAGGCGCAGCAGTACAGCGACCTCGACGCGGTGCGATTCTTCGGCGTCCCCGGAGACATGGTCGACGTCGCCAGCAAGGGCGCATCCATCACCTACGCGAACATCACGCAACGCAACCTGCAGCTGCTCATCATGAACCTCGGCGGCGCCGTCGCCCGTCGAGAGGACGCGCTGAGCAGCATCCTTCCCGACCCGCGGTTCGTGAAGCTCAACACCGACGCGATCCTCCGGATGGATCCGAAGACGCGCAGCGAGATGCTCATCGCCGAGGTCGCCGGGAAGGTGACCGCGCCCTCCGAAGCTCGAGCCCTGATGAACCGCGCCCCGTTCACGCCCGAGCAGATCGCCGAGTTCGAAGACCTCGGGATCATCCACACGATCGCATCCGCACCCCCGGCCGCGACGCCCACGAAAGGAAGCTGAACCGCCATGAGCACACTCGCTCTCGACCTGCCGGCGGATATCGCCGGTCGCCGTGCTGCAGCGTCCGCGTACCCCGCGGCCGCCCCCTTCGACGAACACCGCGACACCGTCTTCCCCGCCCAGATGCGCGCCAACCTCATCGAGCGGGAAGGCAAGAAGTTCTACCAGCTCGAGGGCATCGCATCCACCGTGGACTCCTGGTACGACATGTGGGACATGTTCGGCCCCTACCAGGAGAAGATCGCGGCCGGGGCGTTCGACAAGACCCTGGCAGCCGACCCCGACGTCGCGTTCCTCGTGAACCACCGCGGCGTCACCATGGCCCGCACCCACAAGTCGCGCACGCTCGAACTGTTCCTCGCGCCCGACGGATCGCTCTCGTCCCGGTCGTTCCTCAACCCCGAGCGTCAGGACGTCAAGGATCTCGTGCACGCAGTAGATGACGGCGACGTCGACCAGATGTCGTTCGCGTTCCGAATCAAGTCGGGCAGCTGGAACCCCGAGTACGACGCGTACACGATCACCGAGGTCGACATCCACCGCGGCGACGTCTCGGCCGTCAACTTCGGCGCGAACCCGTTCACGTCGATCGCCTCCCGCGCCCGCGTCGGTTTCCTCGAGCGCGCCGCGGCCGAAGCCGGAACCCGCGAACAGGCCCACGCCCCCGCCGCCGCGCGCGGCACGAGCTACGCGGCCGCGCTCCTGCGCGCCGAGCTCGCCAACTGAAGTACTTCCCGCCCTCACTCCCGAAGGGCGGGACCACTGCGCGAGACCGGCCCCCGGCTCACCAGATGGGATGCCGGCGCCAGATGAGCGTCGCACGGATGCGCACCTAACCGCCCTACACGGGCAGAACGGAGTCCCTACGTGGACATCACCCAGCTGATCGCCGCGCGCAGCGCGCGACGTGAAGGACTGCAGGCGCGCATGGACGCCCTCGCGAGCGAAGGTCAGTCGATCCTCGACGTCGCCGCGGCCGAGAGCAAGCGCGCGCTCACCGATCAGGAAGATGCCCGCTCGATGGCGATCATCGAGGAGCGTGGATCCCTCCGCGCCCAGATCAGCGAGCTCGACTCGCAGATCGAGAAGCTTCGGGCGGAGGAGACCGACGACAAGCGCATGCAGGAGGACTCGCAGCAGCGCACCCCCGCCGCTGACTCCCCCTCCGGCGGCACCCAGCACGGGCGCACCCAGCCGCGTGACTCGACCTACTCGCGGTCGACGTCGAGCGAGGGCGTGTCGTTCTTCCGCGACATGTTCGCCAGCCAGAACGGCGCGGCCAACCGCGAGATCCAGGAGCGCCTGCAGACGCACGACAACGAGATCCGCTCGCTCGTGGAAGAGGGCAAGATCTCCAAGCGCGCGATCGCGACCGGCGGCATGGGCGGCCTGGTGCCCCCGCAGTACCTCGTCGCCGACTACGCCGAGATCGCCCGCGCCGGCCGCCCGATCGCCAACATCGTGCAGCACCGCGCGCTCCCCGCGAGCGGCATGACGCTGACGATCCCCCGCGGAACCACGGGCGTCGCCACCGGCGTCCAGGCCGCGCAGAACACCAACGTCACCGAGCAGGACCCCGCGGTCACCGACCTCACCGTCCCGGTGGTCACGGTCTCCGGCCAGGTGAACCCCTCCCGGCAGTCGATCGAGCGTGGCGTCGACATCGACGAGATCCTCTGGAACGACCTCGCCGCGGCCTACGCCGTGAGCGTCGACGTCGAGGTGATCTCCGGCACCGGCACGGGCGGCCGAGCCCTCGGCATCCTGAACACGGGCGGCATCACGCAGATGGCGGCCTACACCGCCGCGGCGACCATGCCGACCTTCTACAGCAAGATCGCCGGCGCCATCAACGCAGTCCAGACCGGCCGGTTCCTGCCGCCCACCGCGATCGCCATGCACCCGCGCCGCTGGGCCTGGCTGACCGCGCAGCTGGACTCGTCGAACCGCCCGCTCGTCCTGCCGACTTCGAACGGCCCGATGAACGTCATCGGCGTCACCAACGGGGACCTCCCCTCGGTGACCACGGTGACCCCCTCGGGTGAGCTGCAGGCTCTGCCCGTCATCACGGACGCGTCGATCCCCACCGCCCTCGGCACCGGCCCGGAGGACCCGTCCATCGTGGCGCGCTTCTCCGACCACCTGCTCTGGGAGGACGGGGACGGCTCGCCCAAGCGCCTGCAGTTCGAGCAGACGAACGGTGGTGCGCTGCAGCTCAAGCTCGTCGCTTACGGCTACATCGCGTTCACCGCGGCGCGCTACCCCGCCGCCACGGCCATCGTCGGCGGCAACGCCGGCACGGCCGGTTTCGGTCAGGTCGCCCCGACCTTCTGACCGTGAGACACCACTCGGGCCGTCCCCACACGGGGGCGGCCCGAGTGCTTTCACCACCGAATCCCTGAGGAGGGAACCCGCATGGCCGAACAGGACGACAACAGCTACACGTCCACCCCCGCCGAAGACATCCCCGACTGGCTCGCCGACAACTACCGCGAGAAGATCGAGGACCCGGAGAGCAACCTCACCTACGAGAAGTTCGCCGAGATCCACACGGACTCCGCCCCGGCCCTCGCCGCGTGGGCTCGCCGCCAGGCCGCCCAGGACGGCAAAGACGTCACCCCTCACCGTGCCACGGCCGAGCCGCAGAAGGTCCGCTACGCCGACCTCAACGTCCCCGAGCTGAAAGACGAGCTCGAGAAGCGTCCGCACATCGACGCGACGGAGGCCAAGCTCAAGGCCGACATCGTCAAGCTGCTCGAACAGGACGACGCGTCGAAGGCCGCGGCCGCGAACGGCGCCGGCGACAACAACACGAACCCGCCCACCTCGGACCCGGGCCAGACCAACGTCGACGTCTCCGGTCAGCGCACCGCCGACGACACCGGCAACCAGGCGGCCGAGTGACCACCGTCGCGGGCGGACTGATCACCCTCGAGTACGCCCTCGAGGGTCTGGGATACGGAAGCAAGCAGACGCCCGCTCCCGGAGCGCAGCTATCCGCCCGCGACGCGGACGTCGTCAGGTACATCGAGGCCGCCACGCGCGTCATCGAGTACCTCGTCGGCGGCCCCGTTCTCACGCGCACGCAGACGCAGATGCGCGACGGCGGCAAGAGCGCAGTACTCCTCAGCGGCCTTGTCTCCTCGGCCGACGTCATCACCGCGGTCCGGGTCGACGGGCAGGCCTTCACCGGTCACACCGTCGACGTCGACGCGGGGATCCTCTACGCTGGCGGCGGACGCCGATTCAACCCCGGCAACCGCAACGTCGAGATCGACGTCACCGTCGGTTACCAGGTGGTCCCGGAGACGCTGCAGCTCGCCGCACGCGAGCTCGTACGCCACTGGGTGCAGAACGGAAAGCAGTCCCCCGGCTCCGGCGCCACCGCGTTCCAGAGCGACGCCTCAGCGCTCGTCGACGACCCCTACGCAGTGCCCCGGCGCGTGCGCCAGCTCTGCGCCCCCTTCGTCGGGACGGGTATCGCATGAGTGACAGTGCCACCGCGGCGCTGAAAGTCAAGAAGGCGCTCTACGCGGCAGCCCAAAGCCTGTACGACGCGGACAAGGTCCTCGTTGGATTCGGGCTCTCCACCGCCCGCCGAGACCTCACCGAGATGGTCACCTTCCTCGAGGTGCGCGTGCGTCAGCAGGAAGCGACGCTCTCGTCGAAGAACTCCCGCGACGAGTACATCGACCAGGTCGTCGTGTTCAGCGTCGCACGCGCCGGCGACGACGACGACCTCGCGGTCAGCGAGGCCGCCTACGAGCTGCTCCGCACCTTCGAGTACTACGTGCGCCACACCGACCCGCAGCTCGGCGGTCTCGCGATCTCCTGCGCCCTCACCGAGCACGAGTCCTACGGCTACACCAACGCCGCCAACCTAGCCGAGGGCCGCCTCTGCGAGATCGAAGCCACCTTCACAGCCCGCGTACGAATCACCGGATAAGGAACCACACCACATGAGTCAGCTGCTCATCCACCGTTCGCCGCTGGGCCCGCTCAGCATCCCCACCGTCATCGGAGAACCCGCTCCCGGCGAGCCGTTCGAGGTCGACGACGACATCGCCGAATCCCTCCTCGCACAGGGCGAGCTCTACGAGCGCGCCCCCGCCCCCGAGGTGACCCTCGCCGAGCTCCGCGGGATCGCGAAGGACCGCGGCATCCCCCTCAACGGGGCGAAGACCAAAGCCGACGTCGCTGCGGCGATCGCGCACCACGACGAACCCGTCACGGTCGGCGACCCCGACGCCTCCACCGAGGGCGACCCCGACGCTCCCGTCGACGAGAACAACGACCCGCAGGAAGGCGGTGACCAGCTGTGACCATCCAGGCCGACTGCAGCATCGGTTTCAAGAAAGAGACCACCTTCGGAACCGCGGTCGTTCCCGACCGGTTCCTCGAGTTCACCTCCGAATCGCTCGACCTCGACCGCACCTTCTACCAGGGCAGCGGTCTCCGCCCCGGATCCCGCGTCATCCGCTCCGGCCGACGCGCGCTCACCAAGGACGGGGCCAAGGGCGACATCGAGCTCGAGGTTCCCACCCGCGGCCTCGGCACCTTCCTCGAGGCGCTCCTCGGAGTCAGCAGCTCCACGATGGTTTCGACCGGCCTGTACCAGCAGCTGTTCACCCTCATCAAAGACGACTACCTGCCGTCGCTCACCCTGCAGAAGGGCATCCCGCGACTCGGCGCCAACGTCGTCGACGCGTACACGCTCCGCGGGGCAGTCGCGTCGTCGTTCGAGTTCAGCATGGCGAACGCCGACGTACTCAAGCTCAAGTCGTCGTGGGTCGGCCAGCAGGTCGACACCTCGATCGCCTACGCCACGCCCTCCTACCCGGCTGCGGTCGATCTGTTCTCCTTCGTCGGCGCCGGCCTCGTCGTTGGCGGCGGCGCGGTTACCGTCCCCACCGCGACCGCGCTCGCCACGGGAGGCACCACCGTCGCCAACGTCCGCGACTTCTCGGTCTCGGTCGACCAGAAGCTCGACGGCGGTGGGTTCAACGTCGGCAGCGCCGGTAAGCGCTCCCGCCGCCCCGCGGTCGGCCTCGCTGAGGTGAAGGGCAAGATCACCGCCGAGTACGACGCGACCACGTTCCGTGACGCGCTGCTCTCGCAGACGCCCATGTCGCTCGTGGCCACCTTCCAGGGCCCGACCGACATCACCTCCGGCAACAAGCCGACGCTGCAGATCACGGTCCCCGATCTCCGCTTCGAGGACGAGCTGCCGAAGTCCAACGGCGGCGACGTCATCGTGCAGAACATCAACTGGACCGGCTTCGACGGGCTCGTCGCGCCGCAGCCGCTCTACGTCGCCGTCCGAACCGCCGACACCGCGCTCTGATGGCAGCCGGCGGTGACACCACGTTCACCGTCGAACCTGTCAATCTCCGCGAGATCCTCAACGACCTCAAGGAGATCGACCCGAAACTCGCGAACAACCTGCGTCGCGAGTGGCGGCGCGCTGGTGACGAGATCCTCGCAGCCCAGCGCGCCGCCCTCTCGAAGCGCCCGCCGCGTGTGGGCGGATCCACCACGGGCCTCCGTCTCATTCGCCCACGCAACGGACGCAAGCCCTACTTCGCATTCCGTCGCACCTTCACCGAGGGCGACACGCGCGTCGGCGGTGTCTCCAATCTCCGGGCCAAGATCGCCGCTGGCCTCCGCGTGCGAACGGTCGCGGGCACCCGCCGGCAGGCGATCGAGTTCAAGACCTCCGGGCCCACCAGCGGCGGCGCCAACATGGCGCGCGTCTTCGAGAAGAAGCAGTTCCGCCACCCCGTCTTCGGTGAGGGCTGGGTCCCTCAGTTCGGGCAGCCCTACTTCTTTAAACCCGTCTCCGACGAGATGCGGCAGCGCATGGCTGACCGCGTCAACCAATCCATCGATGACGCGTTCGCGTCACTCAAGTAGAAAGCACCACCACACATGCGCATCAAGATCGACGGGCACAACATCCCCGTGAAGAACCTCGACACCTCCCGCATCCGGTACGTCGCCGAGCTGCAGCAGCAGAGCGGATGGAAGCTCCCCGAGATCCGCGCCTACGCGGCCACGGCCGAGTCCATCAATGCGGCGATCCTGTCGTTCCTGTCGCTCCGCAACGAGGGCATCGCGACCACGTGGGACGAGATGCTCGACCGCACTTTCGAGGACATCCAGATCGTCGCGGACCCGGGCGACCTCCGGAAGGCCGAGGCGCCGACCACGGACCCTCAGGAGCCGTCCGGGGCTTCCGCTCCGGACGCCGAGCGCGAGGCGGAGGCGACCCCGCAGGAGGACTGAGCATCCCGCTCGAGGCGGTGGAGCCCTGGGTCGTCGACCAGGTGCGCCACCGCCTCAGCAATTTCCTCGTGCTCTTCCCCGGGCACACCGCCTTCAACGTGCACGACATCGCCTACGAGGACTGGGTCGCTCTCGCTCACGAGACCGACCGCTACGTCGAAGAGCAAAGATCCGCGAGGCGTCGCGGGCGATAGGAGGTCCGCGTGGCCAGAGACTTCCTGATCCGGATCCTCGGTGATGCGTCCAAGGGCATCAGCGAGCTCGACAAGTTCGCGAAAAAGGCCGACGACCTGACCCACGTCGGACAGGCCGGCATGGTCATGGGCGGGCTCATCGCCGCCGGCATCGGCATCGCTGTCGCCAAGTACGCCGAGTTCGACGCAGCCATGTCGAACGTCGTGGCGACGGGCGAGGACGCGGCCGCGAACCAGGACGCTCTACGCCAGGCGGCTATGGAAGCCGGCGCGTCGACAGTGTTCTCGGCGACTGAGTCCGCGAACGCGATCGAGGAGCTCGCGAAGGCCGGTATCACCGCCGCGGACACGCTCTCGGGCGGTCTCACCGGCTCGCTCGACCTCGCCGCGGCCGGCGGTCTCGGCGTAGCTGATGCCGCGTCGATCATGGCCACGGCCATGACGCAGTTCTCGGTGAAAGGCAGCCAGGCGACGCACGTTGCCGACCTCCTCGCCGCGGGTGCAGGCAAGGCGCAGGGCGACGTGTCCGACCTGTCGATGGCGCTCGGTCAGGCGGGCCTCGTCGCGAACGCTACGGGTCTATCGATCGAGGAAACCACCGGAGGCCTCGCCGCCTTCGCGTCGGCCGGCCTTCTCGGGTCCGACGCCGGCACGAGCTTCAAGTCGATGCTGCAGCGGCTCACCCCGCAGTCTGCTGAGGCGCAGCGCGTCATGGACGAGCTCGGCATCAGCGCGTACGACGCTGGTGGCAACTTCATCGGGCTCGCAACCTTCGCCGGCAACCTGCAGGACAAGATGCGCGGCCTCACCCCCGAGGCGCGCCAGGCCGCCATGGCGACGATCTTCGGATCCGACGCAGTGCGCGCCGCCACCATCCTCTACAACCAGGGCGCGGACGGCATCCGCAAGTGGACCTCCGAGGTCAACGACCAGGGCTACGCCGCCCAGGTCGCCGCGCAGCGCCTCAACAACCTGCAGGGCGACATCGAAGGTCTCGGCGGCGCTCTCGACACCGCCCTCATTCAGACCGGCTCCGGAGCCAACGACACGCTGCGCGCGCTCACGTCCGCAGCGACGGGCGCGGTCACGTGGTTCTCTGAGCTCCCCGCCCCTGTCCAGCAGGCGGGTCTCTACCTGGGCGCCGCAGCTGCAGCCGTCGGCCTCTTCGGCGGCGGTGCCATGGTGGCCGTCCCCAAGATCGTCGCCCTGAAAGCCGCGGTCGACGGAACCAGCTTCTCGCTGCGAGGCATGACGCTCGCAGCCGGCGGTGTCACCATCGGCCTCGCGGCCGTGCTGGCCGTGGTCGCCGCTGTCGCGAGCGAACAGGCGAAAGCTCAGGCGCAGGCCGAGGGGTACGTCAGCACGCTCGAGGAAGGCAGCCAGCGAGTCACCGCGGCAACGCGCGAGATGACGAAAGCCAACCTGGCGGCCACCAGCTCGTGGCTCATGTTCGAGCGTCAGTCCGCCTACACCGGTGCTGAGAAGCTCGGTCTCAGCCTCGAGACCGTGACCGATGCGGCTATGGGGCAGGTCGATGCGCTCGAGCAGCTGTCCAGCGTCATCAAGGCCGGCAACGGCGACACCGCCGAGGCGCAGCAGCTCGCCGACAAGCTCGGTCTCTCCCTCACGGACGTCTCCGCAGCATCGTCGGCGGTGTCGCAGGGCGTTCTCGGCCAAGCCGGTTCGCTCGAGAAGGCGATCGAGATGGCTCGTCAGAAGGCCGCGGCCGACGACCAGCTCGCGACCTCATCCGAGGGCGCCGCCGAGGCCGCGGTCACGGCGGGCTCCGCTTACCTCGAGGCCGCTGACAACACCGCCGAGCTGACGGAGGAACTCGACAAGCTCATCGCATCGTTCAACGAAGCGAACGGTGTCGGCCAGGACGCGGTCACGACCAACGCACGCTGGAAGGAGAGCCTCGCCGGCATCAAACCCGACGTCGACGCTCAGCGTGAGGCCTTCGAGAAAGCTCACGGAACCGTCTCCGGTTTCTCGCTGTCGCTCGACGAGAACACCACGTCGGGATCCGCCAACGCGGCCATGCTCGCAGGCGTTGCTCACGACGCTCAGGCAGCCGCGGCCGCGCAGTTCGAGGTCGACAAGGCCAACGTCGGAGCCAAGGCCGCGACCGACAACTACTCCGGCACGCTCGCCGCGCAGCGCCAGGCGTTCGTCGACTCCGCCACCGGTGCGGGATACAACGCCGACGAGGTGCAGCGCCTGGCCGATAAGGTCTTCGCGCTCCCGCCTCAGCGGTCGGTGGAGATCCTCGCTCAGACCGCGGCCGCGAGCGATGCGACTGCAGCGTTCAAGCGCATGTGGGAGGGCATCCAGAACCGGACGATCTTCCTCAACGCGGTTCCGCAGATCGGCGGCGCCCCCGCTCCGCAGCTCGGCCCCATGCTCGGTGGTTACAAGTTCGATGGCCACGCCGAGGGCGGAGAGATCCGCGGGCCCGGCACCGGTACATCTGACTCGATCCTCGCGTTCCTCTCAAACGGTGAGTTCGTGGTCAAGGAGTCCGTCGCCAGCCGAAACATGGAGCTCCTGCACCACCTCAACAACACGGGTGAGCTGCCGAAGTACAAGGACGGCGGGCTGGTCGGTCTCGCGGCCGCAGCACTGTCCTCCGCCGCCCCTGTGGCGCCGCTCGCGGCCTACAGCAGCAGCACGGGTACCTCGACGTCTGCCGGCGCGACAGGAGCCTCAGACGGCGGCGCCGCAGCGGCAGCGCGAAGCGATCGCCCCATCTATGCCGACGGCCTCGGCCTCATCGGCTGGGTCCGAGAGATCGCCGGGCAAGAAGCACAGCTCGTCTGGGCGACCGGACAAGCCGAACGCGCCCGCACCGTGCGGGCAGGAAGGCAGCGAGGGGCATGACAACTCTCTCCCTCACCCCGCAAACCGACCCGGCTCCGTGCCCGCGGATGCAGGTGTTCGTCGACGACCTCCCCACCGCCGCGCGAAAGCTCACGCTCACCCGCACAGCGCAGGGACGCACGACCCGCGTCCGCGGTGCCGTGAACGTCGACGTCGCCGGCGCCTTCCAAACGCAGGACGTCGAATGCGGCTTCCAGGTCGACTCGACCTATCGCGCCGAGGTGTTCGACGCGGCCGGTGTGTCCCTCGGGTTCACACCGACCGCGTCGGCACGGCTCGACGTCAACGAGTCCTGGGTGCACAACCCCCTCGATCCCCAAGGCGCCACCGCGATCGACGTCGCAGACACGTCCGGGCGGGCCCTCAGCCGCCCCATCAACGGTGAACGCTTCTACCCGGAGCAGCGGGTACTCGCCATGTTCGTCACCGGACGCCGCCTCGGCCTGCAGGGCGTCGAGCTGTACTTCTCGACGGACCTCCCCGACGTCGCCACAAAATTCGAAGCGATGCTCGGCGGATACGAGGAAGACGACGCCACCGTCCCCGTCCTCTGCGTCCGCACGCCCCCATTCACCGACTTCCCCCGCACCTTCTACGCCGGGATCCTCTCGCCCACCCTGAAGCCCGTCAACGTTCACATGGGCGGCACGCTCCGCGAGTGGGAAGCCTCGGCCGACGAAGCAGCGCCCCCGTTCCCCGGCATCGTCGTCCCGCTGCTCACCCGCAACGACATCGACGCCGCCTTCGCCACCCGGAACGCGCTCGACGCCGCCTACCCCACCCGCATCGCCATCGACCGCGACTACACGAAAGCCGGAACCGCGTGAGGCACTTCTCCGACGACTTCTCATCCATCGTCACCACAGGATCCTTCACCCGCGAGCTCACCGCCGACGCCTACCTCGGTGGGAAACGCACCCTCGAGAACATCCCCGTCGACGACTGGAACCTCGCCGGCGACTACGACGCCAACATCAAGAACACCGCCACCGCCCGCATCATCTACCAGGACGACTTCGCCAAGTCCTACACACCCCGCGAAGCATCCGACGCGCTCGCAGCTTTCGGCCAGGAACTGCACCTGTTCATGACCGTCAGCGCCGGCGACTTCTCCGAGCGGATCCGCGTGGGAATCTTCCGCATCGACGAGGTGCCGAGCGCTTACGACCGGAAGGTCATGCACGAGAACCGCGAGCTCACAATCGGGTCGGTCATCGACCTCGACCTCGTCGACCGGTTCGCGACCGTGAACTGGCCCACACGCACCCTCGACGCCCCGGCAGCTCTCGGCTCCGCCTGGTCCGAGATCGTGCGCGTCTCCCGCCTGCAGGTGACGCGCACCGTGCCCGACAAGTCGATCCCCAACAGCATCGTCTACCCGCGCAACCGCTTGAGCACCGTCCAGCAACTCGCGGGCGTCCTCGGTGGCCGCGCGATGATGCTGAGCGACGGCACGCTCGGCGTCATCCCCGACGAGTACTCCACCCCGGATCTGACTCTCACGACGGGCGAGCCCGCCGGCACGATCGTCGGCACCGGGTACTCGATGCGCTCGAGGGAAATCGCGAACGCCGTGTACGGCGACTTCGAGGCAGAAGATGGCACGCCGATCCACGCAGAGGCCGCGATCACCGTCGGGGATCTCTCGACCCTCGGTCCCTTCGGAGAACGCCCGGTCGAGTACCCGGGCGATCAGAAGGCGTTCATCCGCACCCAGAGAGCCGCTGACACCGCCGTCCAGAACCACCTCGCGAAGGTCAGCCGGCGCGGCCCCGTCGAGATCCCCGTCACGCTCGTCCCCGATCCGCGTATCGAGATCGGCGACGTCCTCGAGGTGAGCAACGGTGGCACCCCGCAGATCGCGCGTGCCGTGAAGTACTCACTCCCGAAGAAGGGCGCGATGCAGCTCACCGTCAGGACCGCAGGATGACGGGAAGCCCCGCCGACGAGGAACTGCTGCAGGTGCTCGGCGACCTGCCGGCGACGGGCTCGGTCGTCGGGGTCTTCGTCTCACAGGTCGGCAACATCGCCACCGTCGACCAGGCGTCGTCGCGTCTGCAGGTCAAGTCGGTCACCCAGACTCCATGCCTGCCCGGTGACGCGGTTCGCCTCGAGTGGCGCGGCGACGAGCTCGTGATGCTCGGACCCACCGTCCCACGCGCAGCTGTCGGCAAGATCACCGCCACCGGGAACCCGGCGACGGTCGAATACCCGGCAGGTTCCGGGGTCACCGCGGTGCTGCCCGTCATGAACGGAGCGACGCTCGCGGTCGGAGATCTCGTGTTCCTCGATTGGTCGACCGCCGGCCTCATCGTCGGACGCATCAACATCCCTGTCGCCCCAGAAGTGCCCGACGATCCGAGCGGGCCCGGAGGCGGCACCCGCACCGAACGCTTCTACGCGATCGACTCCGGCTCCTTCCAGTCCGGATATGGGTGGCGCACCAACGATGTCTGGTCCTCCGCGTCCAACATCGGCGCCTGGTTCTACGGGTCCAAGATCCGCGACACCATCCCCGACAACGCGAGCATCCAATCGGCCTCCATCGTGCTCCCGCTGCGCGAACGGCTCGGCGCCGCCCCCTTCGGCCGGCACTCCGCGGAGCAGAAGCCAAGCGGGTCCATCGCGATCGTCTCCACCGGGTCGCTACCGAACCTGTCCGGCGAGGTGTCGATACCGACGGGCCTGATCGACCACCTCAAGTCGAACCCCGGCGGTCTGGGCTTCGACTTCGGCGGCAAGAACATCTGGACCGGCACGCAGAACGACGGCGAGTCGGGACGCGTGACGGTGACCTACACCACCTGAGACGGAGAACACCATGGCAGCTGACGACGTCCCCGGCCCGAAGAATCAGCCGCGGTTCAAGGGCACCGGCGCACCCGCCAGCGCGGCGGATCTGAACATCGCCACCGCGTACGCGGCGAAGCTCGGCGGGATGATGGTGGACACCGCGAGTGTCCGCACCAACCTCCCCGCCGCGGACCTGTGGGAGGGACTGCGGTTCACCGAGACCGACACCGGCATCACGTACCGCCGCGTCAACAACGGATGGCTGCGGGAAACTCCGCAGGCCATCGTCACCACGGGCCCGACGCAGACCGGCATCGTCTCCCCCGCGACGGTGGTGACCTCCCTGCAGCTCGTTGTCGTCCTCCCCGCCCCGACGACGCTGGCCGTCACGCTGCAGCTGCAGACGTACTCGACCGCCGCCGGCGACGTCATGGCAATCGGTCTGCGCGACAGCGAAAAGAACAACGCAAGCGTCGCCGAGTGGAGCCGCGGCACCAACTCCGGCGGAGCGAGCACCGGCAACAGCCAGCTGCTCGGCGCTGTACTCCCCCAGGTGGCTGCCGGTACCCACACGTACTCCGTCGTCGTCATCCGCGCCGCCGGCACCGGACAGATCGCGATCGCACCGACCGCGACCTCGCCGAACTTCCTGCAGATCGAGGCGATCTCGTGAGCGTCCTCGCATGGGCCGACGCTGTCGACATTGGCCTCGGCCGCGGACGCCTCGCACGAGAAGCCGCAGCATCCCTCGCCCGCGTCGACATCGCCATGCGCTCCGCCTTCGGACGCGCCGCCGACATCAACGAAGCCTGGCGCTCGCCGGAGACCGCGGATGAGAACTACGCGAAGTACCAGGCGTACCTGCGGGATCCACGGCGAAACCCGTGGGCGCCGATCGCGCTGCCGGCCGACGAGTCGGTGCACTGCAAGGGATACGCGGTCGACACCGACGACACGTCCGACGCGCAGATGCGCATCTGGAACGAACACGGCTGGTACTGGACCGTCTACCGCAACAACAAGCTCGCCGAGCGCTGGCACCTCGAGTACTTCCGCGACCGCGACAAGCACCGCAACGACCCCTCACCCGCATCGAACGACGCGAAGCCCCTCGACGTCGAGCCCCCGAAACGAAGGAAGCGCACCATGATCAACGCTGCATGGCGAAACGACAGCGGCACCATCGCCGTCCAGGCTCGGCCCGGCGGCCGCGTCACCCAGCTGCAAGACATTAACGAGTGGAACGGAATCCACGCCGCCACCGGCGCCGAGTTCGTCCAGGTGAGCGACGCGCAGCTCGACGCGATCGGCACCCGCTTCGGCGGCTTCCTCGTCTCGCCGAACTTCGACGACGAGCGCACCGGCCAGGGCGGCACCATCCTCGTCCCGAACGACGGCCAGGCCGACCGGTACGCCACCCTCGGCGACCGGGCGTTCTGGATCGACCAGCCGACCATGGATGCCATGCTCGCGAAGGGTGCCGTCACCCTGACCGTGCCCCGCTCGGAGATCAACGCACGAACCAAGGACGCGTGACGGTGGCCCGCCTCCACCGGTGGGGCGCGCACCTTCTCACCCTGCTCGCCGCCACGACCGCGCCCGTACTGCGCGCGGTCGTGGCGGTCTGGCTCAGCATCCACGAACCCCGGGTGAAGAAGCTGCTCTACTCCGTGAGCTACGCGATCGCCGTCACGGTCGGAGTGGTCACGCTGCTCCGCCCGCCAACGTCGATCGAGACGCCCCTCGGACCCACCCTCACGACCATCTGGGCCGCGCTCATACTGGCCGGCGCAGTGGGCGCCCTGCTCGCCGTGTTCCCCGGATGGTGGTGGCTCGAACGCATCGGCATCCTGCTCGTGTGCACCGGCGCCCTGATCTACCTCGGCGTTGTTATCACCCTGCACGTGCAGTCAGGGCCCGAGTCCTCCCGTCTCACGCAGGCGGGCGTCATCCTCGGCTTCTGCTGGTCGTTCAGCGCCGCCCGCCTGTGGGAGATCCGCGGCTACACCTTCGAACCGCGCGGGAGGTAGCTCGTGGATCAGACCGCCCAGCAGGTCTTCGGATACATCGCGACCTTCGCGGGCGGCGTCGTCGGGCTCGAGGTTTTCCGCACTCTCCGCGACTGGATCACCGGCACCATGCGCCGCCGGCGCAGCGAGGTCGACCGCATCGCGCGAGAGAAGGCCGACGCCGACACCTGGACGCGCATCATCACCGAGCACGCGCACGAGGTCCGCGTGATCGCAATCAAAGCCGGCCTCGAGATCCCCGACTTCCCCGCACGCCCCGCACCCCGATCCGCACCAGGAGAAACGACATGAGCATCCCCACCCTCGCCGCCGCCCACCGCCGCAGCATCGCCCGCGCGATCACCCGGTACACGATCAGCGTCGTCGTCATCATGGCCCTCGCCGTCACCGCCAGTATGATCTACGCCGGCCCCGCCAGCGCCGCTACCCTCGACGACTCCGCCACAGGGACACCCACGTTCGTCTTACGCGTCGACTGGCCGCAGCTGCTCAACCTGCTCGTCGCCGTCATCTTCCCCGTCCTCGTCGGCGTCGTCACCACCAGCAACGTCCGCTCCGACTGGAAGGCCGTCCTGCTCGCCACCCTCTCCCTCGTCTCCGGCCTCGCATCCGCTCTGCTCACCGCGATCCTCAACGGCGTCCCCTTCGACGTCATTGCCGCATTCCTCACCGGCCTCGCCGCCTGGATCATCGCGCTCGCAACGTACGCCGGGTTCTGGAAGCCGACGGGCGTGGCCGCGGCGGCGCAGCGGGTCGGGGTGCGGTCGCGCGCATGACGCTGATCAATGTGCAGCCGCTGCAGGTGCGCATCGGTGGCCTCGTCGCCGCGGATGCCACTGTGCAGCTGCAGTGCTGGGCCGGTGACGGCCCTGCGGTGCGCTCGTCGGGGTCCGGGGTGATCTTCCCGCCGGTGGAGACGGTGAGGCTCACCGCGGGCGTGCCGGCTGCGCCCATCGACTACCCGGCCACGCTCGGCACGTGCTGCGTGAAGATCTCGGTCCGCTCCGCTGCCGGCGTCTTCGCGCTCGAGCGGTACGTCGAGATCCCGGAGGCGGGGCCCGTCGACTTCGACGACCTCGTCGACGTCGACCCCTCCACCTTCGCCCCCTCGCTCGAGAACATCACCGCCTGGCAGGCGTGGCGGGATGCCGCGCAGCAGCTCATGTCGGCGGCTGTCCAGGCAGCAGCTGACGCAGGATTATTCGCCGAGGCGACGGAGTTCGACGCGGGTCGCGCGGGCGACTCGGCTTTCGAGGCGGGCAAGTCCGCCGCGATCGCGCTGGGACACAAGAACGCGGCCAAGCTCTCCGAGGATGCCGCGGCCACTTCGGCCGGGGCTTCCAGCACATCCGAGGGCAATTCGAAGACGTCGGAGACGAATGCGGCCGCGTCCGCTGCCGCGGCTCAGGCGGCGACGTTTGGCGGTACGGCGCCCGCCGCAAACACGAGCCTCGACACTCTGACCAACGTCGGGGTGTACCGGATTGGGTGGGCTGCGACGATCGCACAGGGCGCGCCCTACGAGAACTTCGTCGGAACGATCGAGACGTTGCCTCGCGCCTACAACGCCGTGACGCAGATCGCTCTGAAACACAACGCGCTGAGCTCCGACGCACGTCGGTTCTACATGCGAACGCAGACCGGCAGCGGTTGGGGCGCGTGGGCCGTGTACGCGTCACAGCGGGTCGATCAGACCGCGGGTCGAGCGATCTATACCTGGGATGACAGCAACGTCCGCGAGCAACTGATTTACGGCGACACCGGACGCCGCGACATCACGAGCCTTTTCGGTGCCTCGGTGACCGCTGGTCGGGTACTCATTCAGCGCTACGGGCGGCACGTCACCATCACTCTCGACAACGTCACAGTGCCTTCGGGGGCGCCAACCGTGGTCGGCATCATCCCGGTCGGCTTCCGCACCACAAGTGCAGGGGTGTTTCCGGTGGGCTACTCGCCGAACACTGCGACCATCTGGGGCGACGGGAACATCAACCTCCCCACGGGAAGCGGGCGTTACGGCTCGTTCACCTACCTGACCGAACAGCCATGGCCGACAAGTCTGCCCGGCACTGCTGACGGCTCGATCCCCAACGCGTAAGGAGCAAACATGAACCTTCACGATCTGAGCGACGAGGAGCTCGCGTCCCACCTAAACGCGGTGCTCGCCGAGCAGGAGCGGCGCGCGCGCCTCGCCCGCGCTCCCGAGCAGGTGGCGCAGATGACCGCGCAGTACGTCGCCGACGGCGGCAACCGGGCGGATCTGCTCGAGGCCGTGTCGACGGCGGAGCGTCCGTCAGAGGACGCCGCGCTGCCGGTAGTCGGCGACACGGGCTTCGAAGGCTAGGCGGCGCTCACACTGGTAGGGCGTCCACAGCTCCGGATGATCGGTGATGTCGGCGCCGTCGCGGTGTGGGCGCTCCCATGGAGGGTCGCTGCCGGCGCGCAGGTATGCGAGCTCGTGGTCGGTGTTCACCTTGCCGAGGCTCGCGCCTGTCCTCGGATCCATGGTGTCGACCGTACGCTCTCCTGCCATACTGCCGAAATGGACTGGCTCGAATTCATTGCTTCGGTATTGCGCGCTCTTGCATGGCCCGCGGCCATCATTGTATTTGCGCTCTTGTTTAGGACGCAGCTGAAAGAGCTGCTGAATCGAATCCAGTCGGTGAAGGGTCCCGGTGGCGTCGAGGCAAGCTTCGGAGCGCGCGTAGCCGATGTCGAACAGTCCGTCGACGCTTTCGTAGAGTCCGACCCTGAGATTGCTGAGGCTGAGAGTAACGGCCCGCCACCCACACCGCCGGGCGAGAATGTCGATCCCTCGGCACTCGTGCTGTCTGCGTGGGAATCGCTGAGCGATGAGCTGTTCGCGCTCCGAAGGGCAACAGCGAAACGCGGACGTCCGTCGAACCAGATAGCCAAGGTGCTCGAGCAGCTTCACGACGAGGGCATCGTTAATTCCGCGTTCGTGTCATCGGTGACACAACTGCGTGGCCTGCGTAACGAGGTAGCGCACGCCCGTGCGATTCCTAACATGGGGGCCGCGCTCAATTACGCGGAGCAGGCTCGCGAGCTATCGAGAGCCTGCGAAGTGCTCGCCAACAGGGCCACCAAGTCCGACGGTTGATGTAACGCAGAAGCCCCCGGACCTCGCTCTTCTGAGCGGGCGCCCGGGGGCTTTTTCGTCGCGTGTTGACGTCGTGGGGCGGCTACGCTTCGGGAATGAAGATCGCTGTCCGTGGGGGCGCAGCTCTTGCCGCCCTCACCACCCTGTTCCTCGCCGGCTGCTCTGCGCCGGCGGAGGCCACGCCGACGGTGACGGTGACGGTCACCGCTCCCGCGCCGCCCGCAGTGACGCCGACGCCCACCGCTGCGCCGTCGAACACTCCCCTCTCGCTGGGCGAGTCGCGGACATTCCAGGGGGCGACGGTGACCGCGTACGAGTTCAAGTCCGACTCGACGCCGGAGCCTGCACCGCAGCCGCAGACGGCGGGTGATCGGTGGGCGTCGCTCGACGTCGAGGTGTGCAACACCGGGGCGATGGGTATCACCGTGAGCGGCGCGCCGTGGGCGCTCGTCGCCGCGGACAACCGGACCTACACCGAGTCGAGCATCGGTTACGACCAGTTCCCACAGCCGCGGTTCGCATTCGGTGACGAGGCAGTCGACCCGGGTACGTGCCGCCGAGGGTGGGTGACGTTCGTCGTGAACGGTGACGCGACGATCAAGGGCGTCCGTTACGGAAACCCGCAGGGCAACACGGCCCGCTGGGCCGTCTAGGCGGCCACTCCTAGGCCCCTGCGGCCGCTCTCGCGCGGTATCTCCCTCGCGGGCAGTGTGTGGATGCCAGCGCGCTTTCTGCGCTCGCTGACGCCCGTGTAGATCTGCGTCGTCGCGAGCGACTCGTGCATCATCAGTTCCTGCACGACGCGAATATCGACCTCGGCCTCGACCAGGTCTGTCCCGAAGGCGTGACGGAGCGAGTGCGGTGTGAGCTTCGGATCGGTAATTCCGGCGCGAATCTTCGCGCGCGTGATGAGGCAAGTGACCGCATGGCCGGCGATATGTCCGTCGCGGCCGCGGCGGGCGGGGAACCACCAATCGTCCTCCGGCATCGTCTCAGCGACCTCGGCGATGACCGGGTGCAGCGGGAGGCGCCGCTCCTTGTTGCCCTTCCCGACCGTGCGGATCGTCATCGTGAGGCGGTCGATGTCGCTTCCGTGCACCGCGGCGATCTGGGAGACGCGAAAACCCTGGTAGTACCCAATGAGGATCATGGCCCGGGTCTTCGAGTAAGCGCCCGATGCGAGCATCGCGTCGATCTGCTCGCGCGTGAACGGCCGCGGAGTTCCCTTCGGCGCAGTGACCGGTTTGAGCTTGACGGTTGGGTCGTCCCCACGGAAATCGTCCTCGAGCAGGAAACGGAAGAAGGCGACGATCGCGCCGCGCTCCGTGCGCCTGGTGCCGGCCGAGATCCCACCGGGTCGAGATCCCGGGCGACCGAGGTATCGACGGAGGTCGACGAGCGTGACGGCCTCGTAGGACTTCCGGCACTCATTGCGGAGCGTGCGCACGATCGACGCGCGGTTGCGGATGGTCGTTGCCGAAAGGCCCGCGGCCCGCTGGTACTCGGCGAAGCAGTTCAGAGCGACGTCCCACTCGTCCTGGTCTGAGACGAGTCGCAGCGTCGGCCTATCAAGCGCAGCAGCCCCCATGATGTTCCCCCTTGTGATCGCGGCCCTTGCGGGCCCTCGCATTGCAGTGGAGCGAAGCTAGCCAGCGTTCGCGGCGTGTTCGTAAATCGGTGCAGAGATGCCCCATTTACGGGTGAAGCGGCGGCAAGCGCTGCGCAGAATGTCCCTGGTTCATGATGTGCTGGTGGTGCACGCATGCACCGCACCCGAAGCGGCTCTCAGCCCATGCGTTCCGCTCCAGGAGTAACCCCCATCACCATCTGGACTCAGTGGCTCGACCGTGCCACCGACCATGCATCAGACCGAGAGATCGGCAGGAGAACAGGGCTGAACCACACCACCATCAGCAGGTGGCGCAACGCAGGTCGAGCCTCGGCCGAGGGCACCATCGCGATCGCCCGGGCCTACCGCGCAGATCCCGTCGACGGGCTGATCGCGGCCGGGATACTGACCGAGGCGGAGGTCCTCGCCCGCGACGTGCGCGACGTCCTGCGCCGCGCACCCACCGTGTTCCTCACGGACGAGCTGCATGAACGCGCAGTCACGGGTCAGCTCGCCGGCCGCTTCGACCGAGCTCGCGCGGCGCGGCCGCGGCCGCAGAAGCGTCAGGCGACCTGA